CAATTTCTTTCTCTATTTCAATATATTTTAAAGCTGCCACATAACCAGGTAATGGGTAAACCCCTTGATTCGGCCTATAAGCTTTATAATAAAAAATACCTGATGTTTTATTTTCAGGATCAAATTTTTCTATCTCTTTAAATCCAGTCTTTTCAAATGATTGATTGTAAGCCTTCCAATCATTACTAAAGAAAAACTTATCTTGAGTTTTGTTTGTTCTTATCTTACTAAAATCAACGTGGTATAAATCAAAATCAGTTCTTAAATTATTCCAAATGGCTTGAATATAAAAACCACCAAACAACTCTAAATCTAAACTAATTTTCTTTGTTAATTCGTAAAGTGATTCGCTTGGATTTATAGTTTGAGTAAACTCAATCAATTTAGCAGCATTTAAAACACTTATAGCTTTATTGTTTACATTCCATTTTTTACCGGCAATTAAATCAGCCTTCCCGTCTACTATTGCCCTATGTTTTGGCGCATTGTCGTACATGTCTAGTAATAAGTTAGGGAAATTATTATCATTTCCATAACTAATCCACTCTTTACCCTTGTTTTCCTTAAATTCAGGAATTTCAAAGGCATTTAATTTAACGTAAAGTATATTACTAGCCATTATAAATTATATTTATTTTAGTTTGGTTGTCGTAAGCAGTTGTAGTGCTTGCCGTTCCTATTACTTTTACTTTTCCAAATTCCACTATTCCAGTGGCTAAAGTGTAATTTAAATTAGTTGGTGATGTTTGCTCGTATATCTCATAGTGATAAAATCCAGGCAATGGTAAATTTACCTCTGAATTTGTCAATGTTGGATTTGATTTTTCGGTAATTGTAAACCTATTATATCTATCTGTATGTAATGAAGTATCTTGAGCAATAAATGTATAACTAACCTTAGACTCATCATTGATAAATCTAAATAAAAACAATGGATTCGTTAAAGTACATTTTTCAGTCAAAGTTAATACAATAATATTACTTTGATTTTTTATCAGCTTTATCAACTTTTGCTTTTTTAGGTTTAATCTCTACTTCAAATAAGAAAGTATAACCATGCTCTTTGAACAAAGCAATATTTTCTTCACATATTAAAACGATTCTGTTAAGCTCCTGGCTAAACATATCTTTGCCTATAAATCCTTCTTTTAATTTCATTTCTTTTTAGGTTGTTGTTCTTCCACTTCAAAAATATAAGTAATACCTAAAGACTTTAATAGTTCAATATTAGATTCTTTGATTTCTATTTTAGTGCCATATTTTGCCACATAAATTTCTGATCCTAAATATTCTGGTTTGATTTTCATAACGTGTTGTTTATTATAAATATAAAATTAAACTTTTTGTACCAAAAAAAAACCATAACACCGATTAGATGTTATGGTTTTAAATAATTTTAAAATATTATTATGCTATATCATCAACAGCTCGAATAGCAGCTTCAGTTACTTCATACATTGGTAAACTTTCTTTAGAAATAAAACTAAGTTCATAACCGTTTCTGTCTCCCATTGCTTGGCCAGAAGTATGGCTTGAATTTGCCATTTCAACACCAGCATATTGTCCCATCATCCAATATTTGCCATTTCTGTCTTGAATAACAATCATCAATGCACCTTGAGCTAATAATCTGATTTGATTTCTTAATGATGTATCAGATTTATTGAATACAGCTGTTAAAGTTGTTTCATAACCTAGAGTTCCATTTTCAGGACTTACTTGGATTGATTCAACATAATTCGAAGTTTCTTTTACTTGCTCATAACCCCAAAATTTAGTACTTCCAGACATTGTAATTCCAGTAATTACTTCCGCAGTTACTGTTAAAGCTGTAACATTATTAAAATTTGTTATCCATAATTTCTTTATACCTCCAATAGATTCGCGACAATCTACTGAAAATCCTGATATTACTGCACATGCCATAATTTATAAGTTTTATAAAGAGGGTAGTTATTAGCCACCCTCTTAAGTTAGTATTAAGCAGTTAATTCAAAATTTGCAACTTGTGAAGGGAAAGCTACTTGAACTCCCGCCTTGAATGCTGCCATAAATCTCACCTCATTAGCTTCTTTTGCCATGAATATTTCAAATCTCTCTTCTTCACCTAGCAAGTCAAGACCATAGTAAAGATTGCTCAATCTTGCTGCAATAACTCTTGAAGTTCCGTTTAATCCGTTAACAGCAATAATTTTGATGTTAGTTCCTGGCAATACGATTTCAAAGTTTACAGCATCAACACCATAATGGTAAAGATTAGCAGTTTTTAAAGCTAAAGTAAACAATCTGAAAACATCAGTACCACAGAAAATAACCGCATCATCTTTATCTAAAACCTCAACCGGGATAGCTTTATAAATAGCATCCATAATTGCAACTACATTTGAAGTAGTTATAGAAGTTACCGGAGTAGTGAAGAAATCTGAAGCAGCTTTAACAACTTTTGCAGTAACACCAGAGGCATTAGCTGAAGCATTTGCAGTTAAAGTAATTGATGTGTTAGAACCTACAACTGAAACAGTGTAAGTATTAGCACCAATAACCAATTTATCTCCAGCTACTACTTGAGTAGTAAATAAAGTTGAAGTACCTGTTACAGTTGCAGATCCTGAAGTAGTTGCTACAGTTCCGCTGATTTTTTGAGCGTTAACGTTAGCAGCTGCATAAGCAGAATCCAAAACTTTCAATAAACCATCAAATTTATTTAAGTTTGCAGTTCCTGATGTCAAATCACCTTGCCATAAAGAAACTTCTAAAGCCTTAGCAATTTGAGCAGCTTTTTCCTCAGAATATAATTGTTCAAATGGAATTGAATCATACATTGAACCTGGGGCAAGTTGAGTTTGAATGTATTTAGCTTCCAAAGATTTAGGACATATAGCCTCTTGTACTGCGATAGCACCTACAGTGATAACTCTTTGAGTTAATGCAGTAGTACCTGAAGCATTAAAACCACAACCATCAGCTTGAAATACAGCATCAGATTCTAAAATGTTAATTGCAGCTGCTGACTTAACACCAGCTTGTAAAGTTAATAAAGTTGCAGTTTTAGCTGATAAAACCGCTTTTCTAATTAATGGAAATCTTTGTTCATCCGTATAATTAGCTAATGTTCCAATTGAAAAAGCCATGATTATTTGTTTTTAAATTTATTAATTAAGTTATCTAATTCTTGTTCTCTTGATATTGTTTTCTTAAATGGATTATTTGACCTTACTGATACGGGATTTTCTGAAGGCAATTTTGCAAGTTTCTCAACTATTGAAAAAGTTTCTTTAACAATCTCTTTCATTGCAACATTATCAGATGCTAAAGTTTCATTTGCCTTGGTAAACTCTTCAAATCTAGTTTTCAAGTTGTCAACTTCGGTTTTCAATGTTTCAAAATCTTCTTTACTTACTGATTCAACAGCTGCCATTGGTTGTTCAATTGGCATTTCTTCAGGCATTTCTGCTTCAGGTGCTTCTTCAGATTTGCTTGCAACTTCGGTAATAATACCACCCTCAACTGTTATTTTAGTTCCGTCCTCTAGTTCATGTTCACCATCTGGAGCTGGCAATTCATTACCGGCCTCATCAATGATTAACAATGGCATACCAACCTCTAAAGATTCGTATCTCACAATAGTTCCATCAACTAACTTAGCATCAATAAATGCTTCCTTGCTAGTTGTATCAGCGTTAAACTTGCTAACAAGTCCGCTCAATTTCTCGATTGCTTCGTTTAAGTTCATGTGTATAACGTTTTTAATTAAAAATATATTAATATTGAAAATGTACCGTTTTACTCGATAGCCTTAATTATATCAATAATTTCTTTTATTTGTTTTTGTTCTTTATCAACATAAAACAAATGATCGAATGCGCCTTCAATACTAAAGCCTTTAAACTCACCTTCTTTAATTCGCTTCCAAATGTCTGAATTCTCAACTTTGAAACTTCCAAACCAACTTCCATCAGTTAAACCTTCAAATCCAATTGGCGGATTTATTCCCTTTTCTCTGTTTATTATATAACTTTCAATCATATAAGCACCATTAACAACTTGGCTAGCATCATGCATTAAATTTACATTGTGTATCATGCCTGATTTAAAAAACTTGTTTACAATTTTCTCAATTGTATCTTTTGTAAATACAGCATAATACTCACCTAAAATTGCATCTTGTCGATATATTGGTAAATCTGCAACCATTAAAGGACCACTAACAATCTGTTTATCTTCATTGGCTATGAATTTTTGTTGCTTGTTGAACGCAACCCAATTGCGCTCTATTGCTGGCTGATCTACTAAGGCCACAAAGTTAACACCGGTTTCTTGATCGTCCTCGTTAATTTCTAAGTTGTAAATTGGTAGTTTCATATATTTGCAGTTTCTCTGATTGAATTAATCCTTTTTTGTGTTGATGTAATATCACTTTCTACAACTATGGCCTTAACCATCGTTGGCTGTGCTTGTCTTATAATGGTTGATTGACTATTAGGCACGTTTGGAGCTGTAACATTAGTAGGCAAATTATTAGATAAATTATTTCCACCCGTATCTGTTTTTTTATCGAATTGCGCACTATTAAATTTTGTTTGGCTAATTTTAGCTATTTGAGCAGCTGCAACACCAGCAGCCAATGCTGCACTTGCCACTTTTAAACCTACTGGAGCTTCTGCATAAGCTTTTAATACGCCTCTATAACCCTCAATTGTAGCTTGCGCTAGTTGAAAAGTTTTATTTAATTTAAATGCCTTTTCTTGTGATGCTTTAGAGTTATTGTCAAAATCGTTAACTAATTGATTTATTAAATCAAATCCTTGTAAAGCTAAATTTACCTTTGCTGTTTGTAATTCTTTTTGCCTTTGTAGCTCTTTTTCCTCTTGTTCTTTTTTTAATCTTTCTGTTTCTTCCCTTGCTGCTTTTTCTTGTTCATCTAATTTTTTAAATAACCATATTGCTGTCGCTGCATTTTCGTATTCTTGTTGAGTTCTTTCGCCATCTAGTCTAAACTTTTCTTCTGCATCTTTTTTTGCCTTAGCATCTGCTTCTAGTTTTAATCTATTTCTTTCCGCTGCTGCTGATTCTGCTGCCTTTTTATTAGCTTCTTCATTATCCTTTATATATTTTAGATTCAATAAATATTTATCAAGCTGTAATTTTCTTTGTTCTTCAAGTTCTTCAGCATTTAATTTACCTCTATTACCTTTGGCATATGCTAAATTATTTAATTGCTCCTGAATTAATTTTTTCTCGGCTAAATAAATCTCTGTTGCTGTTGCTCCTTTAGCCTTTAATATTTCAATCTCGGCTTTAATATCATTTAAACCATTTTGTCTAGATTTTCTTACTTCTAAATCTCTTTTTAAATCTTGTTCAATTTTTGCGTCTAATTCTTCTCTGATTTTCTTTTGGCGTTCTAATTTTTCATTGGCCTCATCTGTTGCACTTCCAAACAATCCCATCTTTTCTGCAACAAAACCAAGCAATACAATAAATGCACCTATACCAGTTCCAATTAAAGCTATTTTAAATACCTTCAAAGCTGCCGAACTAGCTGTAGTTGCCCATGTTGCTATCGCTGTTGCTGCTGCCCTTCCCTTTTCTGCAATGGTAACGGCTGTTATTCTTAATGCAGATTCCTTTTCAAGTACTGCTCTAATCTCCTCAACACTTGCCAAGGTAGCCTGAACAGCTTGTAATTTAACCAATGTTTTTTGTAAGTCTTCCGATTCACTACCAACTAAGGCCATAACACCCTGAACGGCACCGAATCCAGCTACTATTCCACCACCAAGCTGTAATGATGCTTGCAAAGCTCTACCATCTTGTCCTGTTGTTTTAATGGCAGTCTTAAGATCCATTAATCTGTCCTTAAGTTCACCGGCTTCGGTAAGTGCTTGCTTACCTATTGGTGAATTTTCACCGGCTTGCAAAGCCAAATTTTGGTATTCCTTTAAAGCGCGTGTTAACTCTTTAAATCCACCACCATCGGTTTGCTTTTTAATATCGTTTAACTGCTTTTCGTATTGAGTTGATGCAGTTGTGGCCCCCTTGGTTGCTTCCGTTACCTTATTTATTTCGGTAACCGCACCAGCAGTTTTAACGTTAAATTCTAAACTAACTACTTTATCAGCCATTAACTTGTTGGATTTGATATTATATTTATATTCCCCAAATCATACACAAACATTCTTAACGGTGCTGGGTGATCACTGCCACTTACATATGTTGCTTGCTGTTTAGTTGCTCTAATAATACAACCTGAATAATTAGCCGAAGCCATTAAATAACAACTGTATGATTGCCCAGGCGTTAAACTTGTTAAAATAAATCTTGTGTAAAAAGTACTCATTCCCGATGTTGTGCCAGCGCTGTCATTATCAGCGTTAATACGATAACAGCCGTATGTTGGCGCGTTAGTTGTTGTTGAAGAGCTATGTAATCCAACAAAAAGCACAGTTGAACTATTAAAAATAATCATATCAAATTCACATTCAATACTTACCTTGCCACTATCGGGAGCGGTAAAAGTTATCTTTGCATATCTATTGATAGTATCACTATTTAAGTTAACAGCCGTTAAATTGCCAGTGCCAACAGTAAAGCTAACAAGTGCAGCTGTTGCCGATGTTAATTCCGTTGCAGCTAATAAACTATTAGTTGTTTCCAGATATGCTGCCGGGATAATATCTGTAACTGCCATTTCTGACAGCTTCAAGGCATTCCCTCCGCCGTCATACAGCATTTTTAAAGGTATAACATTACTCATATTATTAAATTAAAATTTGATTGCGATCCGTTTTGTTTTTGAAACGGAATTTTATTGTCAATTGTTAAACTAACTGGTTTATTAGCACCTGAAGCATTTACAAAGGGAATTTTTCCTATTACTTGTGAATTTTGCAACCCCGTTATATTGCTGCTTATCTCAAAGAAATCCAAATAAATATGCTCAAAGTCTGCCTTTGTCAGCATATCTCTAAATGCGCCAGTTCTTGTTATGTTGTCGCTATTCATTAAAATATTGTATTAAAATCTAAAATTTGATATTCCACTAAAACATCAATAGTACTATTTCCAGTTGTTGGATTTGCTGAAGTCTTTATAAATAATGGTTGATTTTCCAACACAATTGTATTGGTAGCGTTTACAAAGTAATCACTATCTATATAAAACTTACCAAACCTTGATACTGTTGAGTTTAAAAATTGGCTCATCTCACCAACATTATCACTTGCACCATCTAATTTGATATATAATGTGTTAGTGTTATAAGCTGTTGTATTAAAATTCAATCTTGTATAAACATTCTTAACCCAAATGGATTTGCCCGTTCCAGGTGCAGTAATTAAGGTTATTGGTGCAGTTGCTAATGTTAATACTTCAGCACTTGTCAAAGTTCTTGAAGCATATTGATAAGTCCCAACTAAACTATTTTGTAAACCAATTTCCTTAATATCACTTCCAGTTCTTGTGAATAATCTTGCATCTGCTAAGTTCAAAAAAGCCTCACCCTCATAAATATCAGTTGGTACCCAAGTCCCATCTGTATGACTTGAGCTTGAAGGTATAGTTGGGATTTCTCCCGCTGTTGTTGACCTCTTTAATAATATTCTGCTATCCAATATGTTCATTTAATTACCTCCATTTATGATTAATATTTCACTTATTGCGCTTAAACTTCTAACTTCATTTAATCCACCTTCCACAATTGCCGGACTTCCATTTAATGAACTTCCAACTATATTTTGTCCACCATCTACTCTTGGTGTTGTTGATGCTACATTGTTAAAGTTTCTGTTTATTCCATTACTTGGTGTAAATGAAACTCCAGCTTTTAACTTTAACAACTCAACCCTTGTTAAATTACTTTGCGTCCTATCCGCATCTATTATTTTGTTAAGTATGTAGTAGTTGTTATTTATAAATATCTTTTTTGCAAAATTGATATTAAACAAATCTTGTGAGTTTAATAAAACTTCAATTTCTATTAATTTAGAATCCTGGTCCACAATCTCACTTATCATTTTACTATAATAAGCATTGTATAAATTGTTATTGGTATAATTAGCAGCGTTCATAGTCCAATAAACCTCAATCGGTGAATCAAAACATAAATCATAGCTTGGCGTATCTGCATCGTCAACCATACCACAATAAGGATAGTTATTGTAAGTATATTGAATACCGGCATCTGTTGTTAAATACCACAAATCAGTAAATTTATTGCCTGGATATTGCAAAATTCTAATATTACTTCCCGTTGTTTGATCTGTATCGCTAACAATAATAGGGTAAATTCTTTTACTTATAGATTTTAAATCAGGTCTATAGCTTGGCGTTGCGCTAAATATAGGCTCAATTACTTTATCATTAGTTAAAAAGTCATTTCCAACCACTACATTTTTTGTCCCGTATGGCTCTAAATAGCTGTTTTTATATTTTTTATTATACTTATCTTGATCGTCTTTATATCTTAAAATTAACCTTTTAAAATCCAATTCCCCCAATGGCGTTATTTTCCAAGGTACATTATAGTTTACCTTATCGGTCCAATCTAAAATGTTGGTTTCGTCCGAATAAAATGTATCCCTAGTTTTTATAATCAAATTCTTTGCATTGGCTTTATCAGGCTCTATGTATAAGTTGAACATTTTAATCAATCCACTTATAAAGTCCTTACATAATACATTTTCAGGAATAACCGATTTAATTGGAATAGGTGAATTTTCTGATAATTGCTCTTGTGCTGTTACCCTAAAATAAGATCCTGAATCAACTACTAATCGGCAAGCACCTGGTGAGCCACCAACAATATCAGTAGTGTAAAAAAACGATTGAGTAATATTTAAATTAACTTTTATTACATGGCCAGCTGCTAAATAAACCTTTTGTTGACAAGGATTAATTACATTTAAGCTATTAGAAATTTGTTGTGTTCTTACAGTAAAGTTTTTAATTATTTTAATGCCCGTATTGATATTAACCACATCAATAGCCATGTTATAATAACGATCATTTGTCGCACTTGTACCCGTTGGATAGGTTAACACGTCCCATGAAGTAGCATTAAAAAATATGTCTAAATTATACCAACCATTAACCGGTGCAGTAAATCCCGTACTTACAAAGTTGTTATTAGGATCGCTAATTTCTTCAGTCCATCCCCAATTACTATAAGTCTGCTGGCTCATGCCTTGCCTCTTATTAATTGAAACTTGAAGCGTTGTGCTATCCAATGTTGTTGCAGCTAACATTTTAACAGATGCTGATCTATTTAATACATCGGTAGCTGATAGCTTTAAATTCTGCTTATTGAATGGTATTATAAGAGTTTTAAAAAAAGAACTATTAAGAAATGTTGAAGTATAAGTATAACCAGCTCGCTCAAATATTGAATCCAAATATTGCTTTACATAAACTGCCGGAAAAAAGTCCTTAACTGCCCATTTATTCAAAGTTGAATCATCATTAGTACCATAGTCAATCATCGGATAAATATAACCAATGCCACGTGTTGCACTCCAGGAATCAGTAATGTTGTCCTTAGTCCAATCATGATCGAAAGCTGATAAATCCAAATCAGTTAGTTTATCATTGTTGATGCTAAAAAACAAATCACTAGTTTCACCAAAGGCCACGCAATTATAAATTATCTCCCCGTTTTCTTGGTAACTAATATCTAACAACCTTAAACTACCTCTTAATATTTCTATTGAATCTTCTAAAATTAAACAATCGGCTTTTAAAGCTGGATTAAAATCTGTTGATATAGATAATTTTGATATTTTGAATATATGGCTAAAGAGTTTATTATTTGTCTTAGTTCCAGGAATTGAAATAGTCTTGGTGAATGTACCTTGTCTTTGTTCAGGATTCCTAATATCCGCAATGCTGTAAGTAATAGGTATACTTACGTTCTCTAATAAATCTATTGATTGATTATTTACAAAGATACTAACCACGTTGTCTAGTTTTTAAATATGATTTTTCAATAGTGATTTGCAAATTAAACAATTTGTCGTTGATTGTTTTTCTTACCTCATAGTTTGAATCGGTTATATTAACAACCTCAATTCCTTCTGAAGTTTCCATATAGGTAATTGGTGAAGTCAACATCTCCTCAAGCCATGTTGACTCTGCATCAGTAATCCAATTGCTATTTAACACCATAGTTTCTTTAACTTGTGTATCAAAGATAATGTTACTACGTTGTAAGTCCGTATAAATAACACTGCTTCCACTAAATGCCCCTAAGTTCCTTCTATATTGTTTACGTTCAATGGCGTTGTTTTCTCTACTTACCAAGTCAAAGGTAAAAGCATCATAAGCTCCTAACTTATTTAAGAAATATATTCGCTTTGAATCATACTTGGT